TTTCAGTCTGTGTCGGACCGAAACCCAGCTCAGAGAGCGAAAGCGAACCGTAGCGAACCGAATCCAACGAGTTTCAAACTAAGCCGATTTTATCCCTTATTTCATAATAGGATTGAAGCAATCAGCTTGTTTTATTATCGTTAACCTTATCTATATTATTATTTACTTTATTATTATTTTCACATTACATTCATATAGTTTTCATTTAACATTCATAAACAATCTTTTATTCACCTTTTTGATTATTCATATATCTTTAGTTTTTCTCTTTTATTCATATTCACTATGAATCCCCTTCATACTCGTACTGAGTCTATCATTTCGACACCTATTGTATCATCAATTCCTGTTAATCAGGAATCCATCAACATTTCTACCCAATCCCCTACTTTTGCTCGTAATGAGCAACAGTTTACCTCTCTTGGTTCTTCTTGTAATAAGAATAACCAACCCAAAACCCCTTCCCTTGACATCCCTCCTAGTGAGTGTTGTCATCCCCTAACACCCCTTATAACCCCCGAATCTTCACCGACCACTAGTCGGCGTACTGCCACTTTTGGTTCACTTGAGGATTTGAATAACCCGACTTTTTCCGATTACATCAAAGATCTCCGTAAACGTGAACTGGCATTGCATGTCAAGCTCATAAACTGGTCTTCTAAACCAATACCTTGGTCAGGAGAGCTTAGAGATCATTGTCATCATTATAACGAAGTTGCACCAGAGTGGGCTTTGGCCGTAATGGCTCAAAGCAACGCTTATGCAAAGATGACACAGGAAAATGTTCCCAAAACATCTATGGTATATACTTCTTCAGCCCTTGACCTGGTGGCCGATCGGATCATTGAATCAAAGCACGTTTGCGTGCATTGTGACCGTCTCCGAGAAAAAATCAGGCATTTATACGAACGAAGCCCTGCTCTTCTGGACATTCCCACGTACACTAGTACTTGGATTAATGAACATCAAGTTCCGGATCTAGGCATTTTGGAAGCTAACGTTTTACCGCCATATTATTTCTTTTCCCAAGGAAATGGCGAATATTTTGTAACTTCCGGTTTTCTTCGTAATTTGGCCTTGAACGTAGAATCCGCTAGCAATTCCATCAATCTTTTCCACTCGATGACCAAACGTGAAAAGAAGGAAGTTATTGCTAAGATGCGTAAGAACCCCTTTCTTGTCATGGTCGGAAATGTCTTTGATTCTTATATCGCGCCTTTGAATGACCAAACTGCGACTTTCTTTAAACAACTTTATGAAGTCCGTAAATATTTAGGTTATAACAACGACCAGGGACATAAGCCCAAACTGACTGACTATCAAAGTCAGGGTCCAGCTTTTCCAGTTCTGGCATCTATGATACAGTCTATCTTTCTTAACGTTGGAAAGACTGTGACAGATGTTTCAGGTTCTGTTATGGTAGCAATTACTAAGGTATTTGATACCTTTGTTGGCTTCTTTGGACTTATCTGTGCCAAAATGGACTCTATTATCAACTCCATCAAACAACGATTTATAGAGTGGACCATTGATTTGATACATCCTGTAATAGGATTTGTCAAATCGGATCTGGCTGAATTTGTGTCACGCACCTTACGGTGTCTGATAGTAGTTTTGATTTCCATCTTTGTAACAGCAGGAATTTTGTCAGGATTGACTTTAACAGCTTTCCTACATTTTCTTCTCCCCACAAACACCAGTGTTGTTACTTTTGATACCCCTGGAATGGACGTTTTCAAGTCACAAGGCCCTGAAGAGTTATCTGCTCCCGTAACGGTTGCAGCTCTCTTAATGACCGTTCTGGCTTTGACTAAGGTGGAGCATTCACGCATTAAGACCTTTTGCCTGACGCTTACAGCAATTGTTGCTGGAGGCACTGCCATGTCCAAACTGGCCACCGGAATACTGACTTTATTGCCTGGTTCATTACGTTATGCACTTCTTCTTAAGTTTGGCTCTTCGGAGTCTAGAGATACTGCTATATTTGAAAACTGGATGGCTAATGCCAACGCGTTGTATGCCACTCGGTTGGTTCCATCAGTGGCTGCGTCGGCTGAATATTTGAAGAAGATGACTGATTTATTGGCTTCCGCACCTGAAATTGCACGTAGCAATATAAAACCTCAATCCTTGTCTTCATTGTATCAGGCTGTCACTCGCCTTTTGCAGGTTTCTTCGTTTTTGAACCAGAAACATTATGATAAGGTTCCTCGATCCCAGCCTTATTCAATCCATATTGCCTCAAAACCAGGAATAGGGAAAACTTTGTTGGTTCCTCGCATCATACAAGACGCGTTTGGATTTAAATCTAGCCAGATATTCACTCGTAACTCTAGTGATGAATATTGGTCTGGTTTTAATGATGAACCGGTTATTTTCTATGATGAATTTGTTATCGGATCCGATGAAGTTGTTGCTAGTATAGCACAAGAATATCTTGATGTTGTGTCAACTGGTACTTTTAAACCCAATCTGCCATCATTAGATTCCGTTGCTACAGGCATTAAGGGAACTTCTGCGCGACCCAAATTGGTTGTTTCAGCTAATAATACCTTATATAATGCCCCCTTCGGGATTCCTTCTGCTGCATTTCAGCGTAGGCGGAATTATGTTGTGGAAATTCGAGCTAAGACGAACACTCATTTCCAGAAAAATTCCTATGATGCCGTGGATTTACACAGGTACACCTCTAAAGAGATATTTGATGTTGCCTGGGCTGATTTTTATCTTCACATTCCTGAAGGACATTCCGGATGGGAACAGTACTCGCTGGGTCCCTATTCTTACGCTGAGTTTATACAACAATTGGCAGACAATTATAGATCCCATCAAGAACTTGCCACTATGGTCGAATCAACCCTTTATTCGGAGAATACTCCTATAAAACCACCAATGGAAATAGTGAATGAAGTTCTGGGTTCTATTTATACTATACCAAAGGAACTTCCAACTGTGTGGACGTCAGTTGTGGAGTTTTTTTCGCAGGGCCCCCGTACTGCTCATATACACAATTGTTGTGACAGGCCTTTTAAACATGGCTCTATTATTCCTGATTTTGTTTGCAAACGATGTGGAATGAAATCAGATTGTGCCACTTGTCCAGGGACTTCCTCACCGAGTCCACCTGTCAGCAATTATTCACTCTCTCGGTGTTCCTCTCAGGATTCTCTGATTGCCACCAAGGAGGTTGACACCACCACTCCATTATTGTTTTTGAGTACGGCGTTACAATCATTGCCGTATTTGTGTGAGTTTCCTTTCGTGCGTCCATCTGTGGCAAAGATTATTTCTACCGGGATAGCATTAACTGGTATGGCTTTTGCCTTGTATACTCTTATAACTGGAAGAACAGAGACAGTTACGTATGCTGCACATTCTCCACCACCACAGAAATTCACTCGTCCTACTCGGAGAACTAGAGCCGCCTTTGGTGACTTGAAAGCCCAGGGTAGCGATATGCCAGTCATAAGTTTTGTTCTTAACGGTTTTCCCTGCCGAGGAATACCTCTTTGCGACCACTGGATTTTGAGTTATGGCCACTGTACATTAAATAAGAACGGGTCTGTTATCCCGGATGGATGCGGACTAACTGTGACTTACAATGGAAAATCTTATGTTAGTAAATTTAACCGTTCAATGGCACGTCAAGACCTCTCTAATGACACCGTGATCTTTTGGGTTGACAATAAACAGCTTCCCCAGTTTAAAAACATCAAGAATAAATTCTTAAAGAACGAGGAATTATTATTATTGCCAACAACTCCTGTTACCATTCCTTCTGATCGTGGTAACTTGTATACATCAGTCACACTCTCGACGAACCCAGTCTATTCGCTTTGCGGAACTATGCAAAGATTGGAGTTTGCGTGGGTTTATTTGGCTACCACCAAGGAGGGTGATTGTGGTGATCCACTTGTTATCACTACAGGAATGTATGCCGGTAAAATAATCGGACTACATGTTGCTGGCTCTGTGTCCACTTCTAAGGGACTTGCCACTTTAATTTCCCACGAAGACATTCAGGATGCTTTGGGTTCAGTTATGCAATCTGTCGGCGTTGATGCCGAGGATCATTTTGTCAACGAAGGACCCACAGAAATTGCCCCCTCTTTCACGCTCAATGAACATACAAGTGATGAGAGGGTTCAAGTTCTGTCAAAGTTGCCTAATTGTCGAGCCGTGACAGTGGTTCCCCCACATGAACGGGTCCATCTGAATCGGAAGACTAAGCTTCAAAAATCTATTCTCCATGATCAACTTCTTACCCATTGTGATTTTGTCCTCCGTGAGTTGCCAGTTCTTTCTTCTAGAGACCCTCGTGCTAGAGGAATAGATCCGGTTTTTAACTCGTTGAAGGATGTTTTAAACACCACGCATAAAAGTGTAGACCCTGACATTTTAGAGAGTGTTGCTGACACTATGTTGACTCGTTACTGGGACACATTGAAATTCCCTGCTGGACAAAATGCGCTAACCTTCGAACAAGCGTGTTCCGGTATTCCTGGTGTTTTGTCTTCTATAAACGTTGCTACTTCACCTGGATTTCCTCTGTGCTTGACAAAAACCAAATCTGGTAAGAAAGACCATGCTTGGTTTGATGAATCGGGGGAATTCCAACATACCCCTGAATTCCGTAAAGCAGTGGAGGAAAAGTTGGCCTCCATACAGGATTTTGATTATGTCAGCCCCGCCGATGACCATCGATTTGTGGGGTATCTTAAGGATGAACTTGTGTCACATTCTAAAGTTGAAAATGTCAGAACTCGTATGATTTTTGCTAACGATGTAGTGGCTTCAGTCGCATTCCGTATGAAGTTTGGTGCAGTTTTGGCGGCTTTTAATAATTCTGCTGCAGAAACTCCTTTGTCAATTGGGCTAAACCAATATTCTAATGATATGAATACAATTTATTCGTATCTTGCCCCTTTCGGAGATCGTTTTATTGCTGGAGATTATAAGAGTTTCGACAAGCGGATGCACCCGTACTTCCAGTGGTATGCGTATTTGATATTTCTCACTATTGGCAGACGTTGTGGAGCTTCATTGCATGATTGTGCTTATTTGTACCATCATGAAGTTGCCACTCCCATGCAAGTTGAAGATCTCTTGATAACAACAAAGGGAAACCATTTCAGTGGGAATTTTTTGACAACTATTATTAATTGTCTGGTTAATGAGATGTATTTTCGCTATATATTTGCCGTTCGTCATCCGACGCATTTGTACGATGAACACATCCGGGCTAAGTTTTTAGGAGATGATCATATTATCAATGTCAAGAAGGGCATTGAATTCAATCCAATAATGATCAGAGACTTGATGGCAACCATCGGGCAAGAATATACATCTGCCTTTAAAGATCAGGCTTTGACCCCCGAATATGTCACTTTTGACAAAATAACCTTTTTGGGGGCCCATCCTAGAATTGTTTGTGGCTTATGGTCTGGTGCAATGAAAAAATCTACATTGTATGAAAGTTTGATGTTTACCAGAGACCGTGACCAGACGTTGTTGCAGACCGTGAAACAAATGATGGAGTGCGCTTCCCAATGGGACAGGGATTTTTACGAATCATATAAAAGCCAAGTTATGTCAGCATTGAAAGAGAAATCTTTGGACCAGTTGACATTTCAGTCCTATGGTGAAATCTCTAGAGCAGTGGCTTCCCGTACTTCAACATCAGAGTATATTTTTACCGGATGGCTGGCTCAAGGCGCACGAGATAATATGCACTATTGTTCAGGCAAGTTGGCTGCTGTTCTTGCAGTCACCGCGAGATTGGATCATGACATGTTGTCAACAAAACCACCGCCTAAGAATAAAACTCTTATTGCTCATGAGAACGCCGGCAAACGTTGCGGTGAACTGTTCCGTGAACAAGAACATTCTCCGGAACAGGCAAAAGCTGTCTGGGAACAGATCATAAAGGAAGAACTTGTTAAGGTTGAATCTTCAGACAATTTCGCTAGTCAGGGACCGCCAGATAAAACTGATGTCCCTTCCTCCGGTGCTCCTAATTGGGGTAATATAGGTTCCGCTATAGGCGGAATTGCCGGGGGTATAATGGGTGCTTCTAAACCAAAACCTGCCGATAAGCCAGCGCCTACCAAGCCTGGAAATACGAACTTTAACAAGCCCATCCATAATATCACTGGTGGCAACATCAGTTTTGGTAAGGCCACAAAAGGAATAACCACTCTTACTGCTCCTGTCATGAACTATTCAGCCAACTTGGATCAATCTGAATTGGGTGGAATAGCCAATTTGGCATTGAATTCACGACAGTTTGATATGTCCGTGGGGCCTGAAACTCGTATGTACCGTAATGAATATCAGTGGCTCACCTCACAGGCCAAAGGTACAATACTAGCTTCCTTTCAGGTTCCATTTGATCTTCTCGCCATGGGAGAACCCCGTAATTTGCAGAACATGCCATTCGAACGACATATCTATTTTACGACCGACATTGATATTTCCTTTCAGCTAAATTCACACCGTTTTTCTCAGGGGTTGCTGGTCGCTTATTATGTTCCACTGGTTGGCAATGGTGGAGCTATAGTGCCGGATATGCAACTGTCGAATATCTTTGGATGTAGTCATGTATTCATTAGTCCTGATGAGAACACCAGCACCACTCTGCATATCCCTTATCAGTTTTTCAGGAGTGCGTTAAACACCTATGCTGGCGGACTGGGAGATGATACTATGGGAATGCTCTTTTTACGGGTGGTTTCTCCACTGGTTACGCCTTCTGGTGTAGAACCAGTGGTTACAATGTTTGCTAGCTTTTCTGACTCCCGATTTACTCTTCCTAGGCCATTGGTTTCTGCTTCTGGTATGGATTTGGTTACTAAGACCAATGTTCCGGCTGACTATTTTGTCGCTCAGGGTATGAATGTTTCAAAACCGCAAACTAACAACACCTACAATCTGAACGGAGTGTTCGGGGATGTGCCAATTGAAAATGGTACAGCCCAGACTGGTAGTCAATCGGCTGAAGGAGCCCTCGACCTTAAGATCCCAATACCCATGGATAAACCACCAATGGTAGGAGGGGCAATACCAACATATCACGCTTATTCTAGCATGTCAAAATCAATCGGCTTAAACCCTACAACTGGGATGACTATGCATCCAGCTAGTATGAATCGTCAACATCAGGGCATTTTTAATCCTGAGGAAGTTTTCCTGCAGAATACATTTTCTAGACGTTGTCTTTTGTCATCTTTTACTTGGACTGATGAGCAACTGGTTGATACGACGTTGTTTACTATCCCTCTCAATTCAGTTTTTGGAACTCCGGCTTTGTCAGCCACAACTACTATCCCATTTAATGTGGCCCTCCTTAATGAATTTCTGTTTTGGAGAAGTGACATAGTTTTTGAATTTGTTGCAGTGCGAAACGCCTTTCAGTCCGGACGGCTGATGGCTACTGTTGCATACGGAGCCCCTGGTATACAAGCCTCAGAGAAAAATGTATTTGAGAACCAGGTGTTGGATTATAGTGGCGACAACAAAATGGCTTCAATAACTGTTGTTTATAATGCCGCCACCGAATTCCTTAAAACTTACAGTGGGCCTACTGCGCCCAATCAGGTGCAAGATTACTCGCTGGGGTACTTACTCCTCACAGTGGGCAACCGTTTGGTTACAGTTGCGGGTTCTGCCAAGAATTTTGAGGTTTTGGTCTTTGTTTCGTTTGTTAACACACGTGTTATGGAAATGAGACCTCATCCTGGTTCGATCTATAATTCTGTTGGCTATATGGCTATATCAAATATGACAGGTGAAGAACCACAGGACAAATTTGTCGCTCAAGGTCCTGGAGATGGACTAGAGGTTATAGAGGAATTGAGTGCTTCCGCGATGCAGTCAGAGTCCACGCCCTTAACGGAAAGCGAATCAGTCCAGCCAGAAGCTCCACCTTGTCGTCTGACCATTGGCAATAAGTTTGAGTTTGAAATCAAAAGCTATACTGAAATTTTACGACGTTACACGCAGATATACCCTAATAACCGTGTTGACAGAACTTATCAAGATGCCAGCATGGTCCATCAGATTGCTATAGAACTCAGCTCCCGTTTTGGTGTTTTCTTTGCAGGTTGGGCCGGTAGTCTTAACTATCGTATTGTCATACAAACCGACAAGCCTGTGAAATATCGTTTTGTTCCTGAGGCTATGGATTTTTCTGGAGTTGGAAATACCCGTTACTTGCTGACTCCTGTCGCCACGCAAAATCCGGTACCTATTCCATGGACTGTTGAACCCGATTATGTTGCCACTTGGGGTAATTATACTTCATATCCCCCATATGAAATCGCCTACCCAGTTTCGGGTGGACAGGCTTTTATTGACCTGCTTATACCATTTAATACTATTTTGAACTTTCTTTCTACTATTCCAAATACTGGAGTAAATGGGTTTGCCAACGTACTGGGCTTTCTTGTTTTCGAAACGGCTATACTTGAACCCAGGACTGATATCGTTATTAATCAGGCCGTTTCAGATGATTTCCGCATGGGAATCTTTCGTCCACCTTATCGTAGCCTCTATCGACCGATAGCCGTTCAAGCCGGCAGGTCTTATGGCGATCAGATGATCGTTGGCTACTATGGTCCGTTAACGGACAATTCCATCCCGACGCTTCGCCGTTGATCTTGTGATTAATGTGTGATTG